CGAGGTAAAGGATGACGAAACCCTGGATAAAGGTACTGGAAAAAGTTCAGCTCTTTGAAAGAGCCCACTCTCCGAATGAATCCAACACTGAATCAAGTGGTTTCAAAATCAATTTTACCGAGTGTACAACATTCGATGGTTCATCACGATGAACGACATAAAAGACAAGATGATAGACGACAGGAGGCCGTCGAGGAGGGGGTTCCCGGTCCGTGCCATGTTCAGCACATAACCCACAACCACGTTCGAAGTCGAAAACATCCTATCTTGTTGATGGCGCCCCCCGCCTCTTTCCCTGTCAGCTGATGCAGGCAGCAGATCGATTTAAAAGTATGCGGGTCTTCTGCAATTTCTCGAAAAATTAGGTCAGGAGACAAAATTCACCTCAAATTCTCCTCGGGCTAATTCACAAATGACGCCAATTTATTTTTCGGACGTGGAGAGTAAGAGTAACGGAGGTAAAATGAGGGACGGGAACTATATCGGGCTCCTCATATTCGGATGCGCTTACACCTACGCCTTCCTGTCGTCGAAGGCCAGGGTGACAAAGCGGCTGAGGCTGACGACAGAGATAGGTGGAGGGGGAGAGCATGCCTTGCGGAACAGATCCGCCATAGACGTATTCTGGCTCATCCTGTCTAGCTTGGCCGTCGAGATGGTGTTCATCGCAGTGATCGCAGTGTTGGCGCTGTACCTCTGGAACTTCGTTATAGAAGGCAGCGTGCGCATGCAGATATCCGCGCTCGTGATGACGGGTAAATCGTCATCTGAATCCGATAAGGTCGGATCCGTTCAAAAAAGCCTCGGTGTAGCTTTCGGGAATCTGTTCGACGCGGACGTCATAAGCTTTCTCGTTTACGCGATGACCGCGACGATGATATACACGTATTACTCGCTCATGTTCCTTCGAACGAGGCGCCGTCCGCTAGCGTCTCACGCTGAATATGATAGGGTCATATCTGACGTGTACAGGTTAAACTTTGTTCTCACGTTGGGTCTCATCGCGCTTCGCATGATGTGACGCATACATGGTATAAAGCGAAACACGCTTCTGTATGTAATCAATCACGAATACATTTGCACGATCGCGACTATTACGCAATATATGACCTGGTCCGGGACTCTGTGGCGTTTGTTGCCACGTTATCGTTCTCCGTCAGCGCGTCGACAGCAAGAGAAAGAGAAAGAGCAGGAACAATGTGTGGGGCAAAGTGACGGGTACAGCGCCATATCCGGTATTCCTTTCTTATTGGCACGAAGGAACCATACTTACCATGATCATTTCAGAGACGAGTCGGTGCACGTCACCAGCGCCATCATGACCCTCATGCGTCCGATGCGTATCGATGACGACATACAAGCATTGATCGCCAAAAGAACCGAAGTATGTGGGAACTTATCTGAAACGTATGACTATGACGCTGTCGTGTGTGAACGTTATTTCGACGCCCTGTGCGAATGTTATCCCGAACAGGAGGATGATGTGTGCAGTGAAGAGGAAGAAGAAGAGGAAGAGGAAGAAGTGGATCCTCTGTCAGACGAGTCCGGCTCTGGTACGACCGGTCGATGCATCATACTTTTATTCACGGGAATATTGTTAAGTCGGTTTGCGTTGTGGTCCGCCGACGTGGTCGGGGTATTGTTGTTGTCAGGCAGGCGAACGAGCGACGAATAAAAATATTGTAACGATGACGAAAATAATATATCTTCCCTCTTTATAAAAAACGTTACCGCAAAGACCACACACACATTCATGAACTCGTCATCATCGCGTCGCAACAATCCATCTACGGTGAACAATCGTTTGACCGACCCTTTCAAGAGCGCTCGACAGGGCGCTTCCTCCACCGGAAGCGGGATGCTCTCCGGTTTCAACCTAGTGCTACTCCTCGTCGCTATAGTAGTCCTAGCCGTCGTGATTTATCTCATCGTAAAATCGACCCAGGTGTCCAAGAAGCAAAAAGAGAGAGACTCCGCACGGGAGGGTTTTGACGCTGGGTCGTACCAACTGACCTACCTCCACATGGACGGTTGCTCGTACTGTCGCAAATTTGACCCGACCTGGAAACAATTACGCAAGGAACACGAGGTAGAGTTCCAAAAGATGGACGTCGGTTTGAAAGACCATGAATCTAAGACCGCTGAAGCGGCGGAACTTTCCCCCAACGGTTACCCTACCATAGTCCTGGTGAAATCCGGGGAAACGGTGGCGACGTTCAAGGGCGAGCGCACGGTGCCGGCGTTGGTGAAGTTTGTCAAAGATAACGCTGAATGATTCGTTCAATATAGACTTTCGACTTCCTCTTCCTCTTCCTCTTCCTTTCCTGTGTTTCTACCTACGTCGGATGATTCCAGAGATCGTAACGGAAATCTACCACTGGGTCTGAACTCTGCGATGGACCTGTGCGGAGTCGTATGAGACTTCGCTTTCGATTTCGGTTTGGGAAGATTTTGCTTGATGAGCTCGTCTTGTTTTTTTCGTTCCTCCTGATACCTCAAATAAAGATCCGTTGTGGTATCAAGAATGCCGTCTCCTCCACCGCCACCATCACAGTGTTCTGCCGCGAGTACGGCACCCTCCCTTCCCGCTCCTCTGGTAGACACGGGATGTGCGAACCGAGTGAAGTTATTGTCGTCGCCGCCGTTTATTCCTCGCGTTGTTTCCTGTGGTGGTGATCGGAGTTGAGGCGGCCTTTCTGAGACAGTCGAGACAGCCTGGGCGCGAGGGAGGGGTATGCGTTGCTGCTGCCGTGTCCTTCCCTGACCCTGATCATCGGAGATTTGTTTTACTCTAGTTCGTGTGACGGTACCGCCTCCATTTTTGGCGGCTGGCACCACGGACGGAGGAGGCGGCGGCAATTGTTGCGGGTGTTGTGGCAGCCTGCTTGCCCGATCCGCATGGGAAAAAAAGCCCCATGATATGTAAAGCTTGCGGGGGGGTTGCAGCTCGACGTAGTATCCGTTGCCGGTGAGGTTGCGGATCATGAACTTTACACACGTCTCCATGTCGAACAGCGGCCGGCCCATGACCAACATGGGCACGTCAAAATCGCATTGGCTCTTGTACATGGCGTTGATCCGCCGGATGCGTGTGTAACATCGTTCCAGGACGCTCATGAAGCAGTCCCGTTCCTTTTGACGCCGCACCAGGGCCAACCTATGCAGATCGTAAACGTTAATCTGGTTGGCCATGGTCGATCAGACGTTCGTCGCGCGTTGCACGTATATACACATACCAGGCGAAAAATGTGACGTCCTCGTCTGGCGCGTTTTATTGTTTTGGAAGCAACAATCACCACCCATGTTTTTAAAAATGAACCGACCTCGTTTTCAATGTACAACCACGACACAGGTACAATACTCATTCACGGTTTAGTCTGTCGCACAGTCCTTTCACCATGGACATTTGCAACCTGGTTTCTTTCCACTCGTTCGCAAACTGCGTAAACGTAGCGGAGTCGTCGACACCCACCAGCCGGTCTATCGCGTACAGCGTGGTTTTTTGAAGATCGGATCGCTTGACCCAAGACATGTCCGCACCCCAGTGCGCGCACATCGCCTTTATCATCGGCAAATTACCTCTGATGCACGCGCTCCACAACGCTCGTTCATCTACGACGCCGCCGTGACGCTCGACCAGCATGTGTACGGTGTCGAGTTTGTTGTATTCGGTGGCGATAAGCAACGTTTTATTGATCGTCAGCATATTCGGATTCACACGCCGGAACATCTCTTCGACCATGACGGCCGATACCTGTACTGCGTAACGAATTAGTTCCGGTGTACGGTATGCCATGTCGTTCAACAGAAAACGATCGAGCAGTATCTTCACGACATCCAGATTTACCGCGTCTGAACGCTTCGAAGGTACCAGAAGAAGCGACTACTCTGCTGATTCTGTTTCCGTAATTGTCACAGATCGCTTTCACGAGTTCCACGTTACCCGTCTTTATCGCACCATCCAGTGCATAAACCTCCCCATTGCACGAGACATTACTCGATAAGAGACGCCGGATGAGCTTCATCACGATGGACACGTTTCCTCCGAAGGCCGCTTCATGAACTTCATTGTGTGTAATCGGCGCGTAATCGCATATGACATCCACGACGGACGCGTGTCCGCGTCTGGACGCTGTGCGAATGAGGGCTCGGATGTGATCGGGATGGCGGATGGACGACGTCAACGACGCGTTATTATTTTGAAGGAACAGCGTGCGCAGCCGGTCCGCGTCTCCGTTTTCGGCGGCGACCAGCGCCTCCGAGCGCTCTCTCAGAATGTCGTCGCATACGTGGTAGTTCAGCTTATTCGTGAACATGACGCCCGTGAACGACGTGGCGTCGCACTTTTCAAACACGACGCGCAGCACGTCAGGGCAAGTCAACATGTTATTTTTAATGTCGTGCGACATTATGATAAAAAATAAAAAGGTGTGTTCATGAAAGTACGCTGGAATACACGCGGTAAATTATGATTTGAAACCACGTGACATCGGTATTGGGATTTCGTTATGAGGGGGGGCTTGTCAGCTGAACCAGGGTAGTACAATAGTTCCGGGGAAAGTCGTAAATCGACTCATTTGTACGATTTCCTGTATTTTTCGGCAGGTACCCACCCCCCTTTGGAAAACTCGTGAATTGTCTGATATTACGAACTCCCCGGAAGTATTGTACTACCCTGAGCTGAACCGTTCTCCGTCACTATACACCCCGGGTGGGATCTCCTCTATTACCTCGTTTTCAATCTTGAATGGACTGACTGTATCTTACGAAAAATGTCAGGAGGTACCCCTCGTCAAAAAAGGGAGGGACGAGATCTCACTCTTCATATAATTATTCCTCTTCCTCTTCCTCTCCTGCCAACTCTTGGAGCGTTTCCGTGAAAGACAGTACGATGCGCCAACTATCCGTCTTCAACGATTGAATGAAATCAACGTCCCAATAGGCGTCATCTTGTAAATCCTCGTTGCGCCAGGTCCTCAGTATTCCCTCGCACATTTCGGGTAGTCCAAGACGACAAGCCACCCGCAACGCCTCCCTGACGGACTCCACCAGCTCTTCGAACGCTGGTCTGTCGGTGCCTGCGTGATATCCTTCTGTGGCGATGGGCATAACGGGCATCGTGTCGCTTATGTCTTCCAATGCATCATCGTCATTTCTGGCGACGATGGCCAGAAGGTCACACCGCCATTGCGATACGGTGGTCGATAAGCCGACGAAGTTCATGAAGTCTATATGTTCGGTATTTGTCCCTGATGTAAAACACAGTCAGTGCATGCTTCAAATTTAAATAAAAAGGGTTACAGTGACAACTGTAATTCGTTCTCGTCGTATATGCGAGCGCCGTATGCTCTCAGAAGATTTACCATTTCGGTATGACCGTTACTTTCTGCGGACAGTAGGCAGTCGTGTCCCTCCATCTGAATGTCGACGACGCCGCGTCGAAGCAATAGACTGGCGACCTCGACATACCCTTTCAATGCAACGGGCATCAACATCGCTACACCGTCATCAAAATATAATTTGGCGCCGTGATCCAACATCACGCGCACGACATCATAATAGTTGTTTTCCGCTGCGTATCCCAGCAAGGACGTACCCTCTTTGTAAAGCCAAATGTCCGGCCGTGCACCGCGCTCCAACAGCAGCACAACGCCTTCAGTAAAACTGTTGATCACCGCCGTCCGCAGAAGAAAGCCGTTCGCGTAATTCAAATCGGTTGTTTGTTCGATTAACTTACGAAATACCCATGTTGCGTGGCCTCTTGCGGCACGAGAGAGCAATTGAGTGACTGTGCCGTACCCACGTACCAGAGCGCGTATGTACATCGTAACGTTTCCCGTGATCATACGCGCCAGTTCGCGGTTTGTGAGGAGAAGGGAGAACGCGCTCTGGCGAGAGTCTAAATTGTCGAAGAGTCTGGGAAACACTTCGTGCGCCAAAATTTCGGTGGGGAGGCGTCCTCGTATGTCATAATTTCGTGAAAAATATTCGGGCATTCCGGTTTTCAATCAACTAAACACGGAGTACAATGCCCTGAATTCTTTTGTTTTATGTGTGGTCTGTGATCGGAAAAAAGATCGCGCATTGAAACGATTACACCCCCCTTCTTTGTTTATCGACCAGGAAGCTGGCGCAGCAGGTATCTCGCCAGGGCGTGGGATAAGACCTTCGGAGGGAGAAAACCGGGAAAGATGGTAGTGATGTCTATGTCGCTTTCCGTGCAGGCCTGTCGGAGAGTCCAGTCGCGTTTATTCGTCTGAATCAACTTGCTCCACACGTCCACGTGATTGTTGAACTCTTCGAGCGCCGCTTTTTGAGATGCGGTGATGCTGCCAGGGCCTGTTGTATCGTTCATCACTACTCTCCCGGTCTCTGACACTCTTTTGCCCACCTCCATCAACGTGTTCACGTGTTCAAACACCTTTGGTCGTCCTGGTCCTGACAATGGCCCTGATACAACGAGATCGTCCAACATTTTCATTTTTTCAGGACCGGTCGTCGTCATCTCAAACTTCATGAGGAGCGTGCACCGTTGCGATTCGTCTCGACATAAGTGGATGCCTTTCACGTCAGTCGTGTCCAAAACGACGCCGTCATTATATGCCACGACGGCCTGTACGTGGAGGAGGATGAGTTCCAAGAGCTCGTCTTTTTTAACCACACATTTGGGAACATTCTCGATGTCCACCACGTGAATGAACGAATGCGGCGCTTGACGGGAATCAAAGGCGATCAACGTCGAGGCGTGTCTCGTATTGTTCACCAGGACGGACACCGTGTGGACACGATCCGTGTAATCCGGTATGGGAGACAGCGACAGCGACGGACTTGTTCTCATCTGCTTGACATATCGAACGACCACTTTCCGAATACCATCATCGGGGGTGAGCCGCACGTGATCCATGTCGGACAGAGAGAAGAACGTGCATAGTATCGCCGACTCTTTTCGCTGGACCCCTGTCAGTATGACATACTTCCAATCCGAATGCTCTTCGTGATTAGGACCGGCGATGGCTCTCATGTACATGAACCTTCCCACGGCCTCTGCATTGCCGAAGGCTGCGTCCAGAGACGTGTAAAGTGTCGCCTTGGGCTCCAACTGGTCGGCGTATTTTTTCGGTAAACGACTCAGATCAGAGACACGATAAAACGATACGTGGACGTCCACCACGGAACGGTCCAGGCTCATCAAGGGGCGTAAATGCCACTTCCACGTGGCGTCCACGTCTTTCGGATCAATGACAGAACCGACAATGTCATCTACAGAAACGCGTAGAGACTCGTCGTCCGGTAGATCGAACGCGACAAAGCGCAGGAACACAGGGTGAATCGGCACGATTCCCAATAGATCAGGGACACACACGGACCGGAACTCTTTATCGTAGTGAGCGCGATACTCTTTCGTCCCCCTCAGCTTCAGCATCCTGGTTGGTGCGGACGGATTTATATTTATTCAATGTCAGTGCGAGCGAGCGGAGATACAATTGGGCACCGCGTGTTCAAGAGATGGGTCAGGGCAGGTCAATTTTTTTCCTCAAATCCTTGCGGAAATAGGACCGCTCTACGAGATCTTTAATATCCGGGCGTGATAGTTCAGGAAATACGTAACGAGATATGACAAAAGCTGCCGTCACTGTCGCGAAAGCATTGTGGAGCATGGACACGTTCTGTTCATACGATTCTTTTTCGGTTGGATTATCTACTGTCGTGGTAAACAATTTGACACCGAATACGCAGACGACGGCGAGTAGGACCGCACTCAGTACGAAGTATACGGCCGTGTTCACCGCCATGCCTCCACACGTCCACAAAGCCAGGTGGGGGTATCTTGCGCGCACGAGGCTCAGCACCGCCCACGGAACGATTGCCGCGGCCAAGAAGAACAGCGTCTCTCTGAGGAGGGCGGCGGTAGGGGCGGGAGCTGGGACGAAAAAACGTAGTGATCGTAGCGCAGGTCCGCGGCGCGATAATCCTCTCCGCGCCGCGGCCAGAGCGTCACGTGTTCGTTGCACCATCTTCCACCTTTTGGAAAGTGCTCCCACTACGCTGGCCGCCGAGATGGACAGGGCCACCAGCGTCAGCAGGGCGCGAGTGCGGCCCAGGTTCGCCAGAGCAGCGGCCACCACCGTAAAAACGCCGAAAAATACGTGGATCACCGCCCATCCGGATGTCGGAGTCATGTGCTTTCTCCACAGTCGAGCCACAGGCTCCACGCCTTTCAGAGTGCGACGTAGGGGAGCGAAATTTTCGGACAAGTTGGACACCGGGGACAACAACCAGGCTCCTGTCACGAAGAACCGCGCGACGCGCGCGTTGGGCAGGAGCTCCCATGCGGCACAAACGAATACCATGGCCGCCACCAGTCCCAGTGCAAGAGTGGACGATCGCGTTCTACTCAGAACACGGGCTCCTTTACGTCCGATGAGGGGCCTGAGTATGACAGGGTAATCGTCTAGTTCACGATTATTAGTACGACTGATCGACGATGATCCTTCCTCTCCCTGTCCGCCATCTCGCATAGAGGCAACGATCTCTTCACGCAAAACTCGTGATTCCTCGTCATCGTCATCTGAGTCGGTCGAATCAGACAACAGCCTCACGCCGAGCGCTCTCTCGCCTCCCCTGTTATCGATCTCCTTCTTCCACCCCGACGCACCGTACCAAGCTATAGGAAAACGAGTGTGGTACTCTTCTGCCTCCGATCGCGCTCCTTCAGTCGTAGTCCCCGTATCACCCCCACCCGCTTCACGAGGAGGAGAGACTTGGGCGGACTCTCTGGGACGGACTTCTTCCGCCGTAATACCACAACCAGAAGACATCGTTGCCGTACCTCTCTTTCTTATCTTGTCGCCCGAGATATAATTTCGCGGTTTATCTTCAGCTCTTCATGTTTGTGTTACAGCAAATTTCGTAGTAAAGAGATTTATTTTCTTCGTCATAAGTATATTATACCAGGTCGCTCCTTTCCCTGTCCCATCCGGTTTTTCTCAACGATGTCAGCTTATACATTCGACGGCAGCGAAATATTCCTGCGCTTTTTCAAGTACATCTTCGAGGGCATCATCGTCGCCATGGCCGCGTACTTCATCCCAGGCCGTAAACTGGACATCGAAGAAATTTTCGTCCTGGCCTTGATCGCGGCCGCCACGTTCGCCGTCCTGGACCTGTTCGCCCCCGCCGTGGGCGCGTCCGTGCGCACCGGTGCTGGCTGGGGTATCGGTATGAATTTGGTGGGCTTCCCCGGCGGTGCTCCGGTAGTAGGTCGGTAAGTTCTGACTAGAATGTGATCTGTGGTGGACGGCAGCAACGAGGCCGTTCTTCTCCGATCGCATGGTAGTAGTTGTCGACATCCGTGCACCACTGACAATGTGCAAACCCACAACCGAATCCTCGACAGTCATCTGACTTCGCACAGTCAGCGGCGACATGCCCAAAAAGGAAGTCGTATTCACCCATAGATCCGTAGAGGTGCAATATCCGCATGGTACTTCCCCACAGACCGTTTTGCACTATCGCCTTGTCGATAGTTCGTCGACGACGCTGTTCGTTCAATTCCGTGAGGTTTATTTTGGTCGACTCGGAAACTGGATCCCCGCGGGAACTATACGGGTCAATGGGTAATTTTTCAGAACACGTGTGACGGATGTCATCTCGTATGTCGTCTGCGATAACGCTGCCTGTACAATGCAGACCGAGTGCTGTAATGGTGACGACCGCTAGGTGTCGTCCTTTGATCATGTAAAGGGGTCGGCTAAATTGTATTTATTCGTTTTTATGGACGTTGAATCAAATTGAATCATTATTCATCTACGTTTGTCCACCATTCTTTATTTTCTATTCCACGCACGTCGATATGATGGGTACGACGTGCACTGATCGAGAGATGGCTTCTCGACGCCTCGCGCAAGTGAAGCTCGTCGGGCAACACCAGGTCGAGGGCTGTAATTGGATGCTCGACAAAGAGATTCTTCCCGTCTCCGACGGTCTTCCGCGGGGAGGTATTCTTGCGGACGAAGTAGGGCTCGGGAAAACATACATGGCCGCTGGCGTCATTCGGGCCAACCCCGTGCCGCTCACCCTCATCGTGACCCTGGTCAATGTCAAGATGCAGTGGTGCACCATCCTCCGGCACTTCGCCAACCGCATGGCGAATCAAATTCCCGATTATTTTCATCCCGAAAACTTGAACCCTGCTTACTTTCGCCAAATGCACGAAGACGCACGTACGAGGGGGCAAAAGGTTTTGGCAACAAGCAGCAGCGATGATGAGTCGGTCATCATCATCTCGACGTACACCCAGATGCGCACGCGCCCAAAGTGGGCTACAGATGTCGTTTGGGATCGTATCATTTTAGACGAAGGACATTACATTCGAAACCCCAGGACGACGAGTTTTTCTTCGCTCTTTGCGCTCCGCTCGCGCGTGCGCTGGATCCTCACCGCTACCCCCATTCACAACGGGGTCCGTGACCTGATCACTCTGTTTGAATGGCTCAAGTTGGACGTGAGCCCGCTGCTGGCGAAGGAGAAGAAGACCAACAAGACCACGAACACGGAGGCAGGCGATGAGGAGGAGGAGGAGGAGGTCCCCACGAGGCTCTTGCATGATATGACATCTCGGTACGTACTGCGTCGCACATTGGCTTCGGAACAGTCCAGGACGGACCAGTTGAAGCTCTTGCCGGTAACGGAACACGTGATGTTACTGGAGTGGGACAATGCATTCGAACGGGATTTGTACGGGCGAGTGCACGCCGTATTGGTTCGAGGCGTAGCGGAGCTCAAAAGTGACGCAGGAAACGGCAAGACCAAGAAGAACGCGGCTATACAGGCCATCATGCGTCTTCGTCAGATCAGCGTGTCATTCGAGATATATAAAATGTCGTTGGACAATGCTGACGCCGTGTCTCGAATGCGCATCAAGGACCGCGAAGAAATTCGCATGTGTCCCGGGAGCGACAAAATCGAGGAGGACTACGCTTTTTACCAGAGGGCCATAACGACGCTTTACGAAGGAGAAGAGGCAGACACATACAGCGTCGTCGAGCGCCCATCCAAGAAAAGGCCGTATCCAGATGACGTGACCGCGGCAGGGGTACCCCTGAGATGTCTGGCGCTCGACTTTGGAAGAGACATGGCGACGTACATCGAGGAGCAGGGTCGAAAGGATGCAGAGGATGAGGAGGATGCGGACGGGCGAGAGGATCGCGCCTATGAACGAGATATATCGCGGACGAATTCTATCGATATCGAACCGATCGAAGTTTTCCGCCAGGTGTGTTCCGCGCACGAAAGGCCAACTTCGTCCACCAAGCTCCGTAAATTGTGGGAGATGTTGAACGATGATTTTGCGAAGCGCCCGACCGCAAAGACGATCATTTTTACGACTTTCATAGAGGAGATGAAGATAATATACGAGAGGCTCCGCGAGAGCGGCATCCAGTGTGTCCGCCTGTACGGCGGGATGAACACCCAGGAGAGGTCCGAAGTGATCGACACTTTCATGGATTTCGACAAAAAGCCTTTCGTTAACGTACTCGTGGCGCAGATCATGTGCAGCTCGACCGGCATCAACCTGCAGTGCGCGGATACGGTGTACATCACTAGTCCTACCTGGAACCCTTGCATCGAGACCCAGGCCATCGGTCGCGTGCACCGTCAGGGTCAGACGCGACCCGTCAGCGTGTTCCGCTTGGCGATGAAAGGCTCGATCGAGGAAAAGTGTCTGGACATCCAGGACAAGAAGCGGGGCGTCATCAACGAAAAGCTTCCTGAGCCAGACGTCTCTCCGCCTCTGTCTCTCCCGAACATTCCCCTGAACGAAGTCGCCGCGGAAGAAGAGGACATCTACTCTCATCTGCTTTCGCCGCGTTTGGACGATATGTTAATTTCATCAGTTGACTCACCTACCAAAGGAGGGGGTGTCGATGACTCCGTGTCGCCGCCATCCCCCCCTGACGCGGATGACTTATACGGACTTTTCGACGACTGTTGATGTGTTAAAGTTAGTTTGTTTCGTAAAATATTTTAAGGCATCATTAATTATAAGGCACCGGTGTGTATAAATAACGATCCCTGCTCCGCTCTCGACGTACAGATGCGCTCAAGTGTCGGGAACAGGCGACGGCACATCCCGGAGACGGGTTTGGCGAACCTAGGGAACACGTGTTACATGAACTCCACCCTGCAGTGCTTACGCCACTGCTCTGCGTTCGAGGAGACCCTGGCTTCATCGGTGACATCGATACAGAACGTGCAAAACAACAACAAAGCGTCGTCGTTATGCTCAACGCTTCTGTCGATCATGTCATCATCGCCGGTGACATCGGGACACATCAGGAATTTCGTCAAGGAATTGGGACGTGTGTTTCCGAGGACGTTTTATTGGCCGCATCAAAATGATGTACACGAGTTCTTCGAACTCCTCTTGGATCGACTAGACGCTGAAGTACCTGCAGCAATTCGGGTTCGAAATAAACGGGTGACGTCATGTTCGTCTTTGTTGTCGAGTTCGTCGCACAAAGGGTACGTCGCCCTGTGTAAAAAGATGGACCTATCCTGGGAGTCCGCGGGGGGGGACGTCGAAAATCAGGGTAGCTCCGTGTTCAGAGGCTTATTCGTTTCTCAAGTGAAGTGTGGTGCCTGCGGCGCTTGCTTTCACAACGGGGAGGTCATGGTGTCGGTTCCTGTCGAACCTGACAGGACCGTCCGTGACGGCCTCCGGGCGTTTTTTGCCCCCGAAAGCATCGAGGGGTGGAAGTGCGATAAATGCGGTCAGAGGGGGAGCTCGACGATGAAGTCGTTTCGCCTGTGGCACCCCCCGGAAATACTCATCGTCCTTATTAAGCGCTTCGGTGTACACCACAAAAAAAACTCCGCGTCGGTTTATTTGAACGAAGCATTGGACCTTACTGATAATACCGTCATACCGAGCGGTACAGATAATAGACAACGAATTTTGTACGACCTGACCTCCTCTATACATCACCACGGTCCCAGCGCGAATTCCGGCCATTACGTCGCCACCTGTTTCTGTGCGGACGGGCGTTGGAGGCAGTTTAACGACAACGTCGTACGGGATTGCGACGATTCCACTCGCCCCTCACGACGCGTCTCCCGTGACGCCTACATGCTCGTGTACACCAGGAGGAGAGGAGGGTGAGCATAAAAAATCAATGAAGGTGGGGTCTGTATCCTCTTCCACGCACTCGAACGACGCCATGCCTTTTAAAACGATCACCGTACACGTCATGGCTGAGAGGTCAGCGGACGTGGCTTGCCAAATAATAGGGCACCGTGTTCGCGAGGCGTGGAAGGACGTGAGCCTTCAGAAAGCGTCTAGGGCAGCTCATGTCGCGAAGCTGCAGATCAAGTTCCTTAAAGATGAGGCGGGCGAAGGAAAAAACGGCGGAGAGGGAGGAGGCGGTGGTCTACACGCGGCACAGCCCTGTCCAGAGGTACAGCGCGAGTTACGGAATGAATCCAATTGGGGCGACAACGTGTTCGGGGCGAGTTTTGTCATCAGGGCGAGTCCTGAGATCGAGTTTGGTTCGTCGCCGGAAGGATCGGATTCTCTAAAACGTCTGGAGCGAGAGTTACGCGCGGAAGGCTTGTCGATCGACATACAGGAGGCGAAATGGCACATCCCGGACACATCGCCCTTCACGTATTCCAAGTACGATAGAAGCGGTTTTGGTGCGGTAATCCCTTTTATTGCGAGATTTTCAAATACTTCGCTCCGATTATAGAACATCACACGAAGGAAGATTTCGAACGCGCGTTTGAAGAGTACGCGGACGATTTGGGACTGATGGACGATACGTTCAGGAGGGACGCGCTGCAGTCTGTCGAGGCCGTGTCCGAACTCAAGGTCGAGATGCCCCTGGGCACGGTGACCTGGAAGGATGACGTGTTACCGTTCCTCCAGACCGTCGAGACAGACGTGATGAAATTCATCAATATAGGATACAAGCTCGCGCGGGTGGGAGACCTCATGCTGTGTTTCGACTTGACGCCCGACGCCCAGCTGAAAGCCATGGAGCTCGGCCTGACCTCCCCTCGATGGTGTGTGGTCGTAAACAAGGATTACTTCGTTCTCCCTCTCGAAAACAAGTTCACGCGTGGCTTGGGACGTGACGACAGCATCCCGCGCTGCGTCGAACTCTACGCGGGCGACCGGTTGATCGCTCTCAACTATGTCACCCCGGCGGAAGCGTTCGAGGCTTTGGACTGATGACTCGAATAGAGTTTTAAACCGTATATACGGTCCAGTAATTTACCGAATACGGTTTCGGCCAACCCTACTGATGTGGATGTGGATGACCAGGCATCTCGAAAGGAATTAGGTTTCGGATACATTTGTCTGAGTGTTACTTTTTGGAGTACGAGCGCTTGGGAGAACTGCTGTTACGTACGTTTTTGTTGACCTTCTTATATCGAGGTGATGCTGATGATGATGCGTTGGTTCGTTTAGGGCTGGACGGTGTTGTTTTCTTCCCTCGTGCGATGCTTCTTTTCGTAGAAGGTTTTCCCCCGAGCAGAGTACTGTTGGCCGATTCTAGTATATTTTTCAACGAGTCTGATAACACGCCAGTATCCTCGTTATCTGATTCTGGGGACCATTGGGTCATTAACCACCTGACACAGCGTTCTTGTTCTGAAATCATCGCAGACGCGTCAAAAGGATTTGCACGGGTCAACCCTAACTTCCCTATATCAGAATCTTCGATACTGTTCTCAATCGTGTCATACAATTTCGCGCGCCATTCCGGAGAACCTAAAATCGACACAACCATATCCAAGCCTTTCAAAATGTTGTCGAATTCTTCCTGCTGATAAGTAGACTCGTCGCTACCATCTTTGATAATCTTGTGCAACCCGATTTCATATGGTGGCTCGAGGGAATCGTTCGATTGGAACTTTTTATTGGGATGCACCGTCAGTTGTAAGATACCGTTGAAGTCGAATAAAAAGTGGAAAAGTACACCCCCTTCGGCGTTTTTTTTTCTCAAGGTCCATGAACAGAATATAGAATCACCTGATCCCATAATCCCATATCTGGATACGACTTGAACGTGGGTACCGTGAAATCGATCACGATCTATGTAATGCCCCGACCAATGCATTTTCTCCGGGTCCACAATATCCGTGTTGTTCTTTCGACTTCCGTTGCTACTGCTGGTATTATTATTCATCGTCAACAGGTATTTATTTCGACGATCGTAAGCTGTAGATGTTTAAACAATATAACAGTAAAGAAGAAAAATATTCATCGAAATCGAGTATCAGATATCTACCGACGACGAATGACGAATACGTTCATATCAGGCAGACGATCAGCAAACCTTCGTATCGCCGGAAGGTAATGACCCTGCCAGTCCCCGCCGGCCATGCCGCAGCCTATCTTGTACGGGAAAGCGACGCTCCGCGGCGCCAGGTCCGCGACGCGATCCAGGCACTCCTCGAACCAGCGATGCCGCATGGCCGCCGTGTCCTCTCCCAGCCTAAAATCGGCGTTGTTGTAAGACCCGGACGTTCCCATCCCGAACTGGGCGAACGCGCAAACGATCTTACGCTGCCCCAGATCGTTGTTTCCATATATAGCGATCGTCCCTGGCTGCGGGCGGTCCTCCGGCACGGCCAGGTTCATGGCGTGCTGCATCCTGCGGCGCGAGACGTACGGGTCCGCGTACGGAAAGCGGAGGGCGATGTGGCGCGACAGGCCGTGCCCCTTGGTGGACACGCAGTTGCACTGTTGGACGACGATCTCCTGGTCCGAGTCCAACACGTCACCTTCGACGAAATGTAGATTATTCGGGATGTCTGTCATCATAGTACACGACGGCCGTTCGACGTATGATGTCTTGTAGGAAAATGATTGAGACCGATCTCACGCATCAGATATATCGTAAAAAGTGCGTGGCACGACTTCGATAGGCTGAGACGACACGGGCGCTTTTTGTTATGATGATAAAGTTCTTACATCGTTTCAACTTCTCCGGTGTATATAACAACTTTGAATAAAGTCTACGAACTACAGACGAATAATAAACGAACGGTACAACCCTGCTTGGCGTATTCGCTACAAAATCCTGACAGAAGGTGAGAAGTTACTTTGAGAAACCACAAAAAAAATTATAGCAAAATGATTTTCAGCACCTCCGACCCTTTCAAGACGAATGAATGTGGAAGTCGAAAAGCCGTTCCCGTTCCTCCGTTTGACGTCTTGATATGTGTCGCTGCACATGGCGCGAGCGCGTTTGCGGTCAGAGGTCAACCAGGTCACGAACGCGCGTGTTTGCGCATCAAACGAGTCGAACGAACCCGCATCAGCGCCTGACAGCCTCTCCAGGGCCGACACGTCCCAAATGGGCTCTATGGAGCACTCGAAGTTGCCCAACCCGTTGTTGCGCGTTTCGTAATCGAGTTTGAACAAGTCGTACAACGCTTGTACGCAGGTTTCGACAGCTTGACCCGCTTCGGATCCGTCATGACTGACACGGGGTCTGGACTTTGGCGGGTAGCACAAAGCGTATGCTAGGCCAAATACCTTTCGGGACGTGACCAACCCGCTCGCGTTGATGGGACAGATTTTCAAGGCGTCCAGCACGCGGGATTGCACCACGTCCTCGTTTGGGGCATCAGCCGTGATGTCATCCAGCAGGCTCGAGTCCGCCTCGTAAGCGTCGACGTCCTCCTCCTCGCATTTTAAAAGGTTGACGTACTGGATCGCGAGCAAGCCGCGGTGAGCGTCGAAATCATCGCCCCATGTTTCGGAGTACGTACCGGCGTACGCGCGCAATGCCTGCTGCAGATCTTTGACGGCGCTCACGTAGCGTGTGCCTTCATGTTCGAAGCTCAATTGTTGTAGTCGTAGAGCCGCTCCACTTAGGCGCACGCCTTCTGGTGATCCGTCATGCAACACAAGACTGAGAAGCTCACGAGCCGAGGGGATCAATATTCTGGCGGACCTCACGGCCCCAGCTGAAGCGTCAGGCATCGACGTCAGCGCGTCTATAATGTCTCGCCGACACTCGTGTGATACGTGCATTGCAAAACTTTTGCTCAATTATAAATTTTGATTTTTTGGTTAAGTTTACGGAAGTAAAGCACTCTTCTTTTTCTTCTGACATTGGTCAAGTGCTTTTCCTGCTAATTTCTTTACTCGATGCGAACAAAAATTACGTGCTCTGAATGACCGCTCTCGCGTATAAATACAATTACAGTAATACAAAGAACAGAGCAAGCAGAGCAGTATGATCGTCTTCACGGAACCTCATCGATAACGTAAAACCGGATCATATCGACTGACTATTTTCGCTTGAAGTGAAACCTTATGCACCCTTCGTAATTGACATTCACCATACCTTCAGGTAATGGATCAGGAACTTGGTCCAGTTTTGAACAGTAACTGCAATCGAGTGCCGTCAGATTGATCGGCATGTGTTCCGACAATCTCTCCAGTTTATCACATCGATTGCAATCGAGCGTCGTCAGACTGATCGGCAACTCTTCCGGCAGTCTCTCCAATCGTATACATGAACTGCAATTGAGCGTCGTCAGGACGTTCGGCAACTGTTCTGGCAGTCTATCCAGTTTGTAACAGTGACTGCAATCGAGCGTCGTCAGGCCGTTCGGAGGTTTCACAAGGAGCTCTTGACTCTCTGGATAGCGGCGATTGTCCGCTGCAATGTTTTAATCTTTCTCTCGTGGTTGCGTACCGTGTCCCGCAGGTCTTGGCGCTTTCGCTCCAACGTGCGTATTTCTTCTTGTTTGCTGGTAATCTGATTCTTTTGTCTCTCTATCTCTTCTTCGAGACTGGCGATCTCGCTCTCCAGGCGAGTTATATCTGACTCCAGCCGGGCGATGGTTTGTTTGAGGTGCGTGACCTCGCGTAATAGGACGCCCACGTCTATTCCCTCCTTGTATTGTTGCATCACCTGCTCGCTGACGCCCTCTCTGAACATGATGCTGCACTTCAGGGTCTTGGGGTCGATGTAGACCTTGTTCACCACCGTGTTGTTCGCAAAACTCGGGTTATCGATCGAGCACCTGTTCCGGACTAATAAATTCGTCATGTCTAACGCACACGTGTCCTGGTGTTCAGTAGGTCGCCAATCCTGGGGGAACTCGACGCCGCTCTGAACGCACGCGTCGAAGCTGCGGTTGAGGCGGTTTATCTCGCGCCGCACCTCTTCCTGAGCGAGCTCTCCCATGACGGTCTCGTCTTTCCCCACCCTCCCTTTTACGTTATAATTCCAATCAGTCCACGCGAACCCCTCCCGCACGGATCGCGTCTTCGTCAGGTTGGCCCACGCCAACAGCATCGCGAGAACAACCGCAAATAGGACCAAGAAAAACACGAGAAGTTTCCAGGGCGCGATGAATAAGGTCGGTTGTTCTGAAGAGAAAGAGGACATCGTACGGATGACGATGGGTAAGTGCTCGTGTCCTTTGCAATACTCGTCCGAAAAAAAACAGATGTGTCGTCGGACACGTTCTGCTGCCTGCACCCGTCTTTTGTCACACTGATGCGATGCGAAGTGAGTTGGAATGGACCAACTTGTAATGGCTTATGCAAGTCCGAGCAGACACGTCAGCTTCAGACGTTTCGAGACGCCGCATTTTTGGGGGTACGGGTACATGTTGTACAAGCCGGCGATAAAAAACACGAAAATTATAATATGCCGTCCAATCATAGTACGAAACGGATCCCCCTATGGCACCTTCTTCAGACAGCCCCTGCTCTGCGGGAGGAAGCGCCTCTGATTACGTGTCGTCGACGATGGACCTCAAACTCCTGGGGCGCACGATTCGTCATAATTACGTCATGTTGCTCACGGCACTACTTCTCACCGCCCTTGCTCTGTTCGTCATTATTTACATCGTATACAAAATAATAGAGTCTGTCCGCGTGTACTACCAGTACTACGTCAGGGTCGATTTAAATAAGAATGTCTCTCACGAAAATGATGACGAACAATATGATTACAATACCGATGAAGATATTCCGAATGATGAATACGCCAGAATACGGTCCAGTATGCAGCGCATCGAGTCCAAATACGATAGCTACAACCAGGAGATGACCCGTCACGCGAGGGGCGTACTAAACAGAGAGCCGGATGATCTGGTGGACGCACGTATTCTATCTAGAGAAGATGACGACTATGATTACAGTGAATAACGCAACGATGTAATGTCGAATTCGGATCTGCGGCATGGACAAAATCCACGCGAACACAGACAGGCAGATGCACGTGCAAGAGGTACCACCCCCGCTTGAAGTCCTAATATTGTAGTATGGTAGTTCGTCTGTCATGTCGGTAATTACGCCACCTCCCGCCGCCCGCCTCCCTCCCTTCTCGTTCTCGTCCTCCTACCCCTGACTGCTGATGCTGACACGGTAGGAGAGTCATCCGGTTCATGCTCCTGCTCGGGAACAGAAGACGGCCGCCTGTACGACCCAGGCAGAACACCTGACACTATGACGTTCCCGCCTCCTCCTTCGCTATGGCGTCTTCTGGCCTGGAGAAACGCGTATTGTCCATGTCGTTTGACGCGCATAAACAGCAGGCCGTCGCCAAAGTGCGCTTCTACACCCCCTTCGAGGTCAGCGTCCGGGTGAAGCACGACGCTCCTAGACGATCTGTTCGACGATGGGCGTTCAGAGATGCACGTCTGGTAAGGGGGCAAGAGAGGGGGGCGGAGGGCTTCTGCACTCACGTGAATCGCGCCCTCCCGTACCTGAACGACGAGTTTGTTTCTGTCGACTCCCGGGAGGTCCATGAATATCGCGTACTCGGAGGCGTTACATAACACATCCGTTCGGGGTTCTCCGGAACGACCCGAACAACCAATACCAATACCGCCCCCTATTCCCTGGAACAGGGGACTACTCGACAGAGGTTCCGCCGACGGGGAGGGTGGATGGGGACGGTTGTTCGCCGCCGCCGCCGTTTGTGGCTGCCTGACGGTGGTGTTGCTGTTGGACTCGTTCAAGTTCTGGGTGAGGATGTTCATGAGGGACGCGTGAAGGGCATCGCCTTCTGCGTCGTTGTTCATAGATGGATGGATTATTGCCTCTTTTACTCCGTCTGTACAAAAGATACTTTCAAGTATGAGCGAACAAAAAAACTCTCTTTCCGCACTTTTATGCGTCTCGTCCGCCCAGGTACTTCAAGCCCGTGTTAGCCATACGGACGCACTCCTCAAGGGACGGGCGCATGTCGATATATGGATCGGTCTTGACCATACACCTTGCGGCGGTATTTAAAATACTTTTCACGGCCTCCTTCTTCTGTGAGCCGTGTGAGTCCACACACACGGACAGCATATTTTGGATGCAAACGCCCATGGAGAACACGTCCACCGATTCTGAAACCTCCTCCTCTGGGGGGTGAAACGGACATTTTGGTTGACCAGCCTGAAATTTGCGTGTCATACCGATATTGCACATGAGGTTGAAGTCCGTGATAGCGACGTGTCGAGCGCGTCTTACCCGGCACGGTACACCGAACGATGAGGGTACTTCTCTTTCTTCGGAGCGAACCATGATGTTTCGCAGGGACAAATCTCCGTGGGATTTGCGCAAATCACGTATCTGCATCAGGCCGAGAGATATTTGGCGAATGATCGTGCATACGTCCCAAAGGAACAATTGAGTGAAAGGCTGTTGGAAATTTTGTAGGCATTCCTTGCACCTGGTTATAAAGTCTTGTAGCGTCATGTCCCACCGTTCCATCAAGATGCACGTGACCCACGGGAGTCTGTCGAAGGGTATGTTCAAAGATGAATCGTACTTTTTGTCAAAGGTCACGACGCCTACGAGGCCACGGATGTACGGACTTCTCGGTAAAATTGACATCGCTTCGATCTCTGACAATAATTTTGATTGGTTATTTGTCGATTTCGGAGCTTTCAATACGAGGTTGTACTCATCTTCATTATCGGTTGCCATCGTTCCTCGAAAGCCGGCCTCGTACACTTTCCCGATTGACCCCTCTTTCAGAAAATTACCGACAACTAGTTCACGAGCTGGAAACCAGGTCAGGGGCTGCCTCTTCTCAATTTCGTACAGCTTATCCCTGAGCGCGGTTGCTTCATTGACCGCCTCTGATGAAGACGACGGTGAGCGCGGTGATGATGTAACGAAACAATCAAGATTCACGACTGACGAAATAATTATGGGCTGAGTCGGCTGCATTTGTTAGGTGTGTGTCGGTGATGTCAGTGAGTAATGAGGTAAAGCTACTAATGGCGAATGAGGTTGCCAATTTTTATTTTGGACTCAGCCTCATTTTTTTTTCTTCTGTGGGGACGTCTTTTTGGTGGTCTTCTTCTTGGCGGGTGAAGAGGCGGTCTTTTTCTTGGTGGCGGGCTTCTTCTTGGCGGGAGAGGACTTTGTGGCAGTCGTCCTCTTCTTTCCCTTTTTAGCGGCAGCCCCTCCATCGTGAACACTGCCGGCCTGGCTACCGGAGTCGGAGGAGGAAGCGCTGAAGGGGTTCATAAAAGCGGCGGCCCAACCGCCACCGCCACCGCCTGACCTCCTCCTTGAGGGAGAGGCTGCTCGGCTACTGCTACTACCGGAGCTTTTGACGGCGCTGCTTTTAGACATGGGCGAACGCGAGGGAGATGCAGCCCGGACGCTGCTGCTGGAGCGCTTGGCGGCGCTGCCTCTAGATACGGACGAACGCGAGGCGGTCGCTCCGCCACTCATGGGAAAATCTAGCTCTGACATGTCAAGAGGGTGGTGATCGTCGGGTTTATACGGAAGTGGTTGTATAATATACGGTGTGAAAATTTTTCAAGCTTTCGCGATCTTTCGAATCGGGACAAGTTTTTCGATCTCTCCACCGACGGGCCGCCGCCGTTCATACGGTTTTGTTGGGCCCCAGCCCTCGACCGTCGATTATTCAACCGAGATCGCAATCGATCTCGTGCGCTCAATCTGCCTGAATTATTCAAGACCTTCAATATAGGACTTCTCGCGCACAAGATAATCGTTCAGAGACATGCATCTCGTCCCCTCCCCCTTGAGAAAACTGTTTTCCTTCCTCCGCCCCTTGATATTCAACGACCTTTTCATGTTGGCCGTCGCGCTCTTTGCGCTGTACGTGCAAGGCAGGTTTGTCCGGATGGAACAGGAATCCGTTTTACGATCAGTACACACCTTTGTCAACGGCACGATCGCGGAGTACGCCAAGCAGGAACGGAAAGAGCGCCAGCTTGTCATGGAAGAATTAGACGCTATTCGACGATCTTCTTCGTTTAGAGATATCGTATCTCCAGGCATAGAGGTCGTGAGAGCGGGGTCATCCGCCGTAATCCGTGATGACGCCTCTCCTGTAAATTGTTCAGAAAACGACAAATACGAAGATGAGGACGAAGATTGTAAAAACGATGATGATAATAATTTACACGATGATATAAGATACCTGTACCACTGCCTGAATAATAAAGAAGACGAAGACGAATACCACGATTCAGAGGATGACGAACACAAGGTGGACAAGGACCCAGAGGGAACCATTCAGGACGACGTCACTGATACCGATACCGTCGCCGTGTCAAATGTCGTTCCCTCCACGGACGAGGCAGACGACATCGAAGCGTCGAAAACACCTGCGTCGTCTGAAAAAAACACTGGCGATGCGGATGTTATCGATATGGATATGACGAAGATGAAAATAACAGAGTTACGAAAAATGGCATCGGACAGGGGGGTGGACACCAAGGGGACTAAAGACGTGCTCGTAAAACGTCTGACAAACTCTCCGCAGTAGTGGGAACAGCCGCATCGTTCCATTTTTTTTATTCCTTTGTAGTAAAGTAGATATATCATCCGCCTCGCCCGAGAGCGTGAACGCGCACGTGCAGTTATAAAAACCTTCCCGATGACACAGGACAGGGACTGCAAGCCCTGCTACCGAGTCTCCAATAACAAGCACTTCGATTGCCCTCCGCGTATGGCAGACGGACGTCTGTTCACGGACTACAGGCCCCGGTGCGCCAGAAATTTCGTGTACGCCCCGAAAGACATGAACACGGGTTACCTGGACAGTTACAAATACCGTCAGCACCTGATCCAGAACGCCGACTCCATTCTGGACGGCATGCGATCAGAGGCGCACAACACCGCGCTCTGCGCGCCCTGCGTCGCCGGACATTACGAACCAGGGACGATGCTTCCTGAAAAAATCGTACAACAGTGCGACGGCCGATCCTGTCGAGTTAACGGTAACGATCCCAACGGATTGGGCATCGGGAGGGCTTACGGTGGCGCTGGATTTTCCGGAGACCGTCGTCAATTTCTGCAGCAGAAGACGGCGGAGGCGGCCCACTTCCAGAACAATGCCAATTGCTGTAGCACCCCCAAAGACGATCTGGCGTATTACCCCATAGACCCCGACATGGTGCACAAACACGGGATCGGACGGCTGACCATCCCTTACGGCGGATTCGCCATGGCGGGTGGAGACCCCACCATCCGCCGCATGAGGACCGGTGATCGTTTCGACGGCTGCTCTTACGGTCCCACTTACGTCGACACCGCCTGATCCAGTCCATATATAAAGTAAATACCCGAACCACAATACCAATTCCGGTTATATACACCATGAAGACCAAGATGCCGTCACCGTTCGTAATCAAGCTACTTTGCGGAGGGGGGATTAGCGTCGCCGCGCTCTACTCCGCGTTTACCTATGTACACCGTTCCTTTCGAGAGGGTATCGTCGATGCCCTCGCCATGTCCGTCCTTGTGCAAATGCAAGAAGCGGACCGCCTCGTGGCGAAGCAGAAGCAGGAGGTCCCGGAAGCGGAGACGGCCCCGACGGAGGAGAGCGAGTTCGATCGAATTCGAACGGAAAAGTTGTCGACAAATCGTCAGTTTTTCATACACTGTGCCATGGACCGCGTGGTCCGCGACAGGGTCAACACACTGGGAGTGCGGTACCCTTGGCCATCATCTACACCGACGCGTTCTCTTTTGACGACGGAATAACAAAAAAAGTTCAGGGTTTTTTGACCGAGTGTACGAGTGTACGATCTTGCGCGACACGCAATTCTGAATAATATTCAATCCGTCATTTTGATGTCATTTCGTCGTAGTTGCCGTCGTTGTAGACGCGTCGCTCAAGAAAGAACGGTATGACTCCAAGTGCGCGATGTCATACAATTCACACGATATATTATGGTGTACGAATGACCGTTTGAAGCGTTTTTCGACGCCGAACGGGTCCGACGTGTAAAAGGTCTCCAAAGTCATGTCCTTTCCGTACGAAGTTACGTATCGGGAACGGAGACGTGTGACGTCAGAGGTCCAGTACCCCACTTTGACCCTGTCGTAACCCGGAGTGCGCGCGATGTACGTCCAACCCGCCTTCCCGGACACACGAGCGACAGATATCTTACGAGGTAATGTCGTCATCAGGCGAAGCGATCTTCGAATACTGGTATCCATCATCGGCCCGATGTTTTAGATAGGACGACTACTTTTATGTATGAACGATTTGACGAATCAGTGGCACGACACTCTTTGAGGCTGTGGGTCGCACGCTCCACCATATAACGCGGATGTCTCTGCTGAACATGGTGTCAGACGACCCAATAACTCAGACACTCGAGGGAGTAAACGCGCTGACCGTGACCTCTGCGACGATGGATCCTTCGCGCACGTGATCCACCACAAACGTGTGCTCGTTCTTTCTGGTTTTCCATATTTTCCATATGTCGGTGCGGATCATTTATTCGTGAAAGTCATCACATTATAGCAGTGGATGAAAGTGCAGCCTGTGGATGTGTGAGGGGACGGGACGGGTGGGCACCATCCAACATTTATTTAATTGTTGTGCGATATGGAAGAGCTTCGACTAGCATTTCCCATCCTGTGTGAGCGTGCTCACATGGGCTGTAAGTTCAGGAACGCCATGTCTCCGTCGGGTATCGCCATTGACGTCCTAAAGAGCGGGATTCAGAAGTACGCGCGCAGGGGGATGGAGGAGGAGGGTCTCCGTTGCGTCATAGAGGTCGACCTACTGGCCCTGGGCGGCGAGGACCTCCATCAGTTCAAGAGCAAGCGCACCAACCTGCTGACGCGCCTTATCGTGTGTTGGGTAGAGGACTGCGTCGAACCGGGATGGTCGGGCGCGTTCCTGGATTTGGCGCGCACCGCGAACGGGGCGGACAGGCAGGCCATATCCGCCATGACGGCCCTGCTGAACATGTTCGTGTTCTTGTCTAACGCGCGCAAGGGCCGTTTGGTGAGCGTCGCCAAACTGTACGCGCCTCCCACGTCCGAAGCCGTTTCGGCGCTGGAGCGGAACGTTGCTTTTATGACGAAGTACGCCGGGGCCGTGGTCCGCCCTCCTATCCCGTCTTATTCTTCCGCTGTATATGTGTTCGAATCACTCCTCGTGAAAATGGACGTCAAAGCGGTGACCCTGATGTTCGTTCTGGACGAAGAACGCGACAAGAAGAGCGACGACGGATCTGTCGTGTTAAAACGCGTATGCACACGGCCTCGCCTAGAAGGCATCCTCCGCAAGTACCTTCCGGCACACATCCTCGTCCCTCTGCTGGAGTTGCGCGACATCCTTCCGGGCGGTAATGCGGAGAGGGTGTACTTCCTGTACCACGCCGTCATGTTGGCAGTCTTTCGCCCCTTTTTTGCGGCGTCGTCCGCGTCGTCATCGAGAGCGCCTCCTCCTCCTCTCCCGCCGCTCGTGGACGCCAGTACGTGTCTCAAAAGGTACAGGGCACGATGCTATGAAATTCAAGAGGCACGAGAGCCAGCCCGTCTACACCCGTTTTGTTATGACGTCCACACTTCCGAGGGTCGCTGCAGAGGCGCGGACGTCGCGCGGTTCGCTTCTGAGGGAGCTGTGGTAATGAACGAGCATCCGTTCGTAACTGGACTTGCCACTCGATGGCACTGGCGTGACATGTATGCGACCTTCCGAGGTGCAGAACAAACAAATGGTTCGTATGCGAATAGAAGTCATGCTGAACAAGAGAACAAAAAGAGGAGTCGGAAAGAAGAGCGAGACGAGGCTCTGGTGCAAAAGAAGGAAGATGACAAAGAGGACGCTGCGACCGATACCGAAGTGGAAAGGTGTACGCACGTATTTACGACACGTGTCGCTCCCTCTGTTTTAAACGGTGATGGAAGCACTTCCACCTCGAGCCCATTTGAACGAGGTGCATACTTCGCGATCGTGGGAGGCTTGCCTGTATATCACATCGACGCCCAGAGACGACCCTTGCACGATAAGATCTCTTTGATTGTATCAGACTTGCGCCCGCTCCTCGACAAGGTGTGCGGAACGCGCCCCATGACCTTTTCCGCTTCCTTGGTATCGTCTTCCTCTTCTCCTGTCACTTCCAGCGTCGTCATCAAAGGCGTTCTTGACTGCCTCAAGAACGGGTTCCACTGCGTCATAGTGGACAGGTGTAAGAAGGCGTTCGGCCTGCTGGACGTCGAGGCCCGATTGGTGTGGCATGGATGCGGTGACGGTGATGCACACGGAGAAGACGAAACACAAGCGGACGATGTCGTCTCCAGGAAAGAGTAAGACCACTCAGAGCCACGAGATCCGCTATTCAGAGGGCGAAAGCAGAAGCAACAATCTTTTTCTCGTGATGCGTCGAGTCGACGGCGACGCGCGATCAGTGGCTGACAGTGGCGGCAGTTTGCGCCTGTCCGCGTCCGTCGACACGAGCCGTGAGTACATCAAGATCGGGTTGTACAGGTTCCTTTTCGGTGTCACGGACTTCAACCCGCGCAACGTGCTCATCACGGACGACGGACGTCTGTACAGCATCGATGAAAACAGCATGTTCGAACGAAACTTCGTGTTTCAGCCCGACAAGGCCCGCTCTTCACCCGCAGCCGCCTACACTAAAAGGGGGTGCTGAAGGACGCACTGGCGCGTGTCGGAGGCGTAGAGGGAGTCATGCGTATTGTCGACGAAGACGTCTTACACGGCGTTTATTATAAACTGATGGGCGTCAAAGCGGTGTTGATTTCTCACGACATCGGATTCAGCCCTCGCTCTGCAGACGACATCGTGCAAAAAGTCAGAGATAACATGGACGGGTTGAAAGATCGAATACGGCTGGAGTTGTCGATGTAATCGCATGATTCAAAAATATGTCCTTTACTTCTTGCTTGGTTTGAATCCAAATTTGAACTTGTACTGTTGTTTGTTTCCGTGCTGCCGCATTTTAAAACAAAACAAACGCAGATAAACCTGGATCATAAATGCGATTCAAAAACGATGAAGATTCTGCAAGGTATTTGATCGGTCCGGTATTGAGCGATTCGATGAATTCTGAAAGCGACAAGAAAACGTCCGCGTATCTCACCGATATTGTGGGAAAGGCTTTTCAGTTGTTCGTCATGTACCACGTGACTTGGAAGGTTTACAAACGCTCCGTGGTGCACAGTGTTATTGTTCGATTTTCCGATTTGACGGATATGAAACATACCGTGCTGAAACACCTGATGCGCCACCTCTTTCGCATGGAAGAGATTGCGTGTCGGGCGTGTTCCCTGACGGAATCTGACAAAAAGCACATGCTTCCCGATCTAGTCTATTTTTTCGAGAGCTCTGGGCGAACTGAGTATGAGATCGGTCCGAATATGACGGACTCCACGGCTTCTTCTCTCGTAACGATCACGCAATGCGAAGAGACATCAGTCCCGATCATGAGCATGGTTTGGTTCAGGGAAGGCGTCCACGAAGAGCTTTTTTCGAAGCTCTGTCGTGAACACACGCAACAGCAGAGAGAGAAGAAGCAACAGCGGCAGCGGACGTCGAACAGAAACGACAAGAAAAGGAAAGATGTTATTAGTTCGTTTAATGATGCACAAAACGAAGCGCAAAGCGTTGTGGCGATGGCGTCGTATATGAAACGCATTAACGGCGCACGAACAGTGGTCACTCCCGCGTCTCCTGAAGAAATCCAACGTAAAAAAGAGGCGAACAAGGCAGAAGGAAGAACAACGTCTACCGCCGTCGAAAAGGAAGGCGAAATATATGACACAAATGGCGAGGAGGAGGAGGACGCTCCTCCGTGTTCGGCGAAAGAACGAGAACAAACACAGAGCCTCGATGAAGACTCGATGAAATCAGAAAGAGAAAAAGATAAGGTGTCCGTCGCCCGGGCAGAATTCGACGAATATGAAAAACTTCCAGAAAAAAACGTAATCGTCACGGATCGACACGTTTCTTCCACGGTCGTAGTAATACCGGCATCATCGACCAAGGCATCTGCACCGTCATCAGCGGTCGTAGCATCCACAGCAGCACCGCCTCCTTGTCAACCTCTCCGCCGGGCTCGTCTGGTCGCTAGACTTCCGGGTAGACCATACAACCCTTTCGTAATCGCGGTATGATGATGTCTATTTTGGGTTATAAGTCGTGCGACGACTGCCTGTGTCGACGTCGAACGTGTCAGTTCACAGATACGCGTACTTTGCGAACCGGGGGGCCTTCGCGGGAGTGGTCACCGGAACAGCGGACGTAGCGCACTGAAGATCGGCGTACGGCGGCGCCAACGCCTTGATACCGGGCATCGGCGAAAAGTTGTTTCCGGGCCTGTGATCCGCGGACGGGTACTGGTACAGCGCTTGATGAGGAGGGGTCGCGGATCGCAAGTTGAGGTGCACGTAATGGCTGGTGTCCGGCGTGACGGGAAAGTTGCGCCACGGCGCGCCCGGCCAGAAGGGCTCGCCGGTGTACAGGCCGCCGTTGTGACTGGGCGGCGGGGGGGGCGTGTAGTGCGGATTCGCGCGGTCCTTGTGAGAACGGTCGCCGATTAACGCCATCTTTGTGAGGTTACGCAAGCTGTCCATCTTATTTTGTGTATATCTTTGTGAACGGAAATCAAGATGGGGTCGCGTCAGGACGGGCCTTCCAATAATATGATACGAGTATAAAAAAAACGGCACCCTCTTCTGTATTATGACGAAAATTGAAGACGCTGCCGCGGCGGACAAAAAAAAGAAGACCGTCGAAGTGAAACTATGTGACGACTCGACAGGCCAGGAAACGGTGATATCCGTCCCCGCTCCGGAGGAGGACGATGAGGAAGAGGAGGAGGAGATGGACGTGGACACCATCGCGATCCTGGCGCTCGCGATCCGCAAGAAGAGGCTGCGCGGACAGGCGGAGCAGGACATCCGGGACGCGTTCCCTGAGTTCCCGAAACAATATCCCATCCTGTTCGGGAAGTGTTGCGACCTCGACTTCTCTCTTGAAAAACTTGACTGCCTGCTGAAGCAGCTGGACGCGCTCCGGTCGAACAGGTACGACAAAGAAAGAGCCACGGATAAGGTCATGGAAGAACTGAACCGGACGTATGTCGACGGGGTCGTCGAAGACCTCGAGAAGGAGAGGAAGAAGAGCGGAGGAGGAGGAGGCGATGAAAACGAAAACAAGAACGACAACAACAAGGAGCGCCTCAGGCGCCGTCTGCGCGACGCTCGAAACGTAAGGTGTAATAAGTGATCATTTGTTGAATTCACGAGGTCGATGAAATAATTTTTGCTTCCTCATGGGGTTATTATGAAGACGTCGTTCGATTGTCGTGCGAATGCTTCGGTGCGAACGTGCATGCCGATAATAGTATTGCGGAGCGATTGGCGAACCAGAATGGTCACGTAAGTATCGTACACATGCTGCGTTCATACACCAACATATATATATATGGCTACGATGAATAACATATAAAGGCTGCCGTGTCTGCCATACACTAATGACGATGGGTATCCCGCAGTTCTTCAAGTACATTCGTACAAAACATGCGCACATTCTGTCCAAGTTCGATGCATCCGTAGCCGCCGCCGTGACCACGCACTCCAAGACAGGTGGCGGCGGCAGTGGCAGTCAAAACATCTGCGACCATCTGTTCCTGGACTTTAACTGTGCCGTGCACAAGTGCGCGAGGAAGGTCGTAGAGCGTCTGGAACGACAAGAAGCAGCCCCCTCGACGTCAGCAAGTGACGGGGATCCTTTTTCAGAGGCCTTTGTACAGGGACTCGTGATAGAGGAATCCTGTAACTTTATAGACATGCTAGCACGTTCGATAAATCCGCGGAACACGTTGTACGTCGCCATAGACGGCGTTCCGCCTCGGGCCAAGATGGTGCAGCAGCGCAATCGGCGATTCCTGTCGCACTGGAGTCGTACTCCCGCTTTTTCCGTCTCTCCCTCTCCTCCGCCTCCTCCTCCTCCTCTCGCGCCTTGGGACTCGAGCTGCGTCACGCCGGGCACGGACTTCATGGCGGCGTTGAGCAAGCGCATCAAGCAGCGCTTCACCACGGGAAAAAAGTACGGAGGTCGGGTAAAAGTGTCAGATTCAGACGAGCCGAGCGAGGGAGAGCAAAAGATTTACGGCGAAATTCGGTCCGGTAGGTACGCGGGGAGGACGCTGGTGTACGGTTTGGACGCGGACCTTCTCATCCTGAGCGCCCTGTGCCTGGAGGTGGAGGCGCGTGTCCCCGGCCTGGAGGTGGACGTCTTGCGCCCTTGCGACGATGAAGGCGACGACCAGTTCCACATCGTAAATATTGGACAACTCCGCGACGAGATACACGCCCAAATCGGCGCTATCGATCGCGCGACCTCCATGAGGGAATACGCCGTGCTGTGCAGCCTGTTGGGGAACGATTTCGTGCCGGGAATAGCCTGTCTGCCCGTTTGCCACGAGTCAATCCAGACTCTTATTGACGTGTACAAGAGTGTCGCGTTTGCCTGCGTCACGGGTGACGATGACGATGATGGTGGCGGAGAGGACGCTTCTGTCACGGCACGGCTTCGACACAGACGGCTCGTCGTCTGGAAGGAAGACGATGTCGAGAATCGAGAGCAACAGTTGGACATGGCGGTCTTGGGGGCCATCCTGGAACGTCTGTCCGAACAAGAGGACGCGCGCATGGTATCTGTCAACGACGAGTATTATGCGCAGTGTCGAAACCAGTTGCGTCGTCACGGCACAGACTCAGAGCGCTATCCTCTCACACACCCTTTTCCCAACGTGATTCGTCCGAGCGAGGTAGGGTGGCGGCTGCGGTACTATCACGCTCTGTTTTGGGAAGGCGGCGAGGACGCCGTCGCCAACGCGTGCGCCAATTACCTGGAGGGTGTCGAGTGGAGCCTGTTATACCACACGCAGCGTCCGGTCGATTGGTCGTGGTTCTACCGTCATCCATATGCGCCGACCGCTCTCGATTTGGCGAATCACATCACCGCGAATGCCTCCCTCAGAGGAGTATTATTTTCTCTGTCTGAAACGACAATTACACATGACGATGCTCCTCGGGCGTCACCGAGGGTAGGGGACAATGCCGCACACGTGCAGTTGCTGATGGTGCTGCCTCTGCCGTCCATCGTAAAATACATGACGGGACGGCGGTCAAAGTTCGTCGATGTAGCGACGTCCCTGGACAGGGGGTGTGCGCACTTTTACCCTACAAATTTCAACGTTCTCACGTACCTGAAGAGGTACGTGGGGGAGTGTGTGCCCGTGCTCCCGGTGATCGACCACGAAAAGGTAGCCGGCGCTTACGGGGATATCAATCGCGCTCGAAAGAGACCCACGAACAATCATCCGGATGAGTCCCTCCGACGCGTTTCGTCATGTGATACAGCCTGTGCACGTCACTCTTGTCGATGACCTGATAGTAGATCGTCTTGTGTCCATTGATGTTCCGCTCCCTGGACAGCAGCGTCTTCCCTAAGAGGCGCAACACCTGCTTCAGGATGGTGATGCACCTGCGATCGGTGATGGGTTGGTCGAGATACACGCGCGCCTTGCAGGGCGGATACAACTCGCACAACAGTGGGACCAGGCGACTGACTTGTCGGGGCGTGTCCAGATTTTGCATGTCTGTACGACAAAACAGGCGATTATCGTCGACTCCTAACACGCCGAAACATCGAAGCAGAGGCTCTATAACTATTCCCGCGTCATCCCTCCTCCCCACCTTACTATTGTTACTTATACTCCTTTTGATCCTCCTTCCTCGTAACTCCTCTCTGAGAGCTGTAATGTCACTGATTTCACTGATCTCTTTCGTATTTTCATGACGAAGGATACCGTCATGCGCGTTTAAGGGGTCCACCGGGGTATTCAGCCTCCCGGTCGTCATCATCTCTCTCTCCATTATATTATGCCGATATACTAAAACGCGCGCGTTCGTTTCTCTTCTGTTAAAAAGTCTCCTGTATTAAGGACAATGCCGCGATAATTGCATTAAACAGTCGGATGCGTTAAAACGACCGACCGAATTATCACCTCCCCTGGTATTATTATATATGGCGGATGTATATTCCGTGTCCGCTGCTTTTCTGTCGTTCCCATCGGCACGTGGAAGTAGCCGTAATAATTGCAGCGACAGTACCGGAGGAAGCGTTCGACATAGCGTCGGAAAATACAGCAACATACCCTCCGTGTTTTCGAGTGCCACGACCACTGCGTTATCTTCGTCTTCACAGTCACCGTCTATGCCCTCTGTCAACAGCTCGTCGGCGGGGGGGAATAACGCCAAGCGCCCCAGGCGCTCGACCTTTCAACGCACCCTGGACATGGAGCACAAGGACGTGCTCAACCGGATCAAACAGAAAAAGGGGGACGTCGAGAACATGCGCGCGTCCCTTCAGATGATTAACACGAGCATCGACGAGTTTGAACAAAGGGGGCTGTCGACCTTGAATGACGATGAAATGGACGCCCTATTATCGCTCCGAGATAGGCGATCGGACATAGAAGTTGGTATAGACCAGGCCATCGAACAATCCAACGAAGTCAATTACCTCGTAGCCACAGGCGACATATTGTTCAAATACTACAACGTCGTAGAACACGGTACTCACTCGTCCGTGACGAATCCCGTCGCTTCTATTAGAACCTCATCTGATACTCAACGACAACATAGATCATGTAACAGCAGCATCGGCGGAAGTATCAACAAACGCGGAGGTGGGGGGGGGCGTCTGTCGGGAGGAAACAACATCCTGAAATACTTCGGTTCCAAAAGGGAGAGCGACGCAGGCATCGACTCGACGGACGCGAGCCCGCAGGATACTCAAACTCTGCCTAATACGGCGTCTGGATCGACTTCCTCTACTCCGACCCAGCAACAGCAGCAGCAAAAACTTACACCGAATGCAGTGAACAAATGTGCGAACAGTAATGGTCTGCGGGACATGTTGTACGACAAAGACCTTGACGATGACGATTACGCGCACGAGGATCGCGCATCCCTTTTGGAGAAGTACATGTCTTTCATAGACGGGAATTACCTCAAACACCCGCAGCGAGAAGGCGACAGCACCAACGTCGGATCGAAGTGCCCTCACTGTCACGGTACGAACAGAGTCACCATGATTCACGATGGATGTATCTATTGTAACGACTGTTTTACACAAGAATACATCCTGATCGATCACGAAAAACCGTCGTACAAGGACCCACCCAAGGAGGTCATCTACTACGCGTACAAGCGTATCAATCACTTCAACGAATGGCTGAACCAAATCCAGGGGAAAGAAACCACTGAGATACCGAACGAGGTATATGATCGCATCCTCCTCGAGATCAAGAAGGAGAAGATCTCGAACATGGCGATGCTGAAAAAGGAGAAGGTCAAGAGCATCCTCAAAAAGCTTCACATCAACAAGTACTACGAACATGTACCTCACATCATATACCGGTTGAACGGCCTGCCCGTGCCGCACATGCCGCCGCAACTGGAGGAACGTCTGCGGCACATGTTCTGCCAGATCCAGGTGCCCTTCCTGAAGCACGCACCGCCCGAACGCAAGAACTTCCTGTCCTACGCGTACGTGTTACACAAGTTCATGCAGCTCCTCGAGAAGGACGAGTACCTGCCGTCCTTCCCGCTCCTCAAGAGCCGCGAGAAGTTACACAACCAGGACGTCGTGTGGCAAAAAATCTGCGAGGAGCTGGAGTGGGAGTTCTACAAGAGCATCTGAATGCATGTCAGGAAAGACTTAAACCGCTACGGTTCCGTACCGTGCTGCGCGACGAAATCTCTTCAGTGAGGGGTTTTGCTCCGATCGGAGCAAAACTCCCCCAATCTTTGTCTTTACTGGTATAAAGCTTACAAGCGACACATGATAAACATGGACGCGCTCACACGACACCTGCACACGCTTTTCACGGATCACGAGGAAAAAATTTTCCTCGATCATTTCGGTTGATACGTGAATCTCATCAACAAGGAGCGCTTCATCATTACCCTGGATGATGCTATGCAACACATAGGGTTCACACGGAAAAACAATGCCAAACGACTCATCACTAAGCACTTCCACGAGGGCACCGACTACATTATTTCCAGAAAGAAGCCGATCTAAGGCGAAGGCGGGCGCCCATCTGAGACGACGCTACTCTCTTCCAATGCATTCAAAGAGTTCTGCCTCATCGCCAACACGACGAGCAGCAGACGAATCAAGAGCTACTATGTGAAGCTGGAAGAAGCCATCATGCTGTACATTGTGCAAAACAATGAACGGCTACAGAGTTTACTACTGGAGAAAAATCACAAAACTAAACTGTACGAACTGGGAGACACCTTGTACGTACGGCAAGACAAGGCTGGCGTGGACATCTTCAAGGTCGGATCAAGCATCAACATGAACCGCCGACAGAAGAGCTACGGATCTCACACACTGAACAATTCCTTCGTGTACACAATACGCTGCCACGACGCCAAGTTGATGGAGCGGGTCGTGCACCATCACCTGCGCAAGTACGCGCTACCAAACAAGTCGGACTACTTCAGCTTGACATTAGACGAGGTGGTGGAGGTCATCCGCATCTCACATTATTACACCGATCTACCATACGCAAGAGGGTCTCCTTGGATCTCACCCACAGACACGCGACAAATGATGGGAAATGTAACAGACGCGTCATCTATGGCATCGAAAAGCGCTCTTCTGGAACGAATGGAGGAAGTGGTGCGCAAAGCAAATTTGGATGAATGGACCACAACAACAATACCAGAGATACAGCAGAAAAAGGATATATCGAGCAAGAAGCTGACACCCTATCATTGCCAAAACCCGTACCAGAGCCAGAACATCTTGTCCCCGAGCGAGCTGGTGTAGCGAAGCATGAGGAGCCAGGACAACCTTCTGAAGAGAACCAAGATCTTGTACCGACAAAAATAAAAAGTGAGGCAAACCTCCCTCCAAACCCATCAGATTTCAACGGGTTCATGTCTGAATGCCTCGAGGTGAAAGATGGCGCCAAAGCAGTTTGGAACGAGATCACATGCATGTACAGGCTGTGGAGTAGGTGTACAGAGCCTCGCCATGCTCAGTTGTCAGCATTCTTCAAGGAGCGTGGCTTCAAGGAGACATACCTATATAATCCATACACTCGAGTAAACGCGACCGCGATCCTCGGCTTCGAACTCATTCCCCTGAAGCCGCTCTCCTTACCAGCCACCACTGACTATGAAGCGTTCGTTTCTGGTCATTGCGTTCGAAACGTAACCGGCCGCGTGACAAAGAAGGAGTTGGGAGAAGCGTTTGTGGCCTGGAAAAACGACCCGACATACACTTACATCACGAACGCGGACAAAAAGGCGCTGTTCAAATTGTGTGCTTCTCATTCCTTGCAGTCAACCGTGCATGATGGAACTCGTATCCGCGAAGGCTTCTACGGTATAAGCATGATCGGCAAAGAAAATGTTGGCCAAAAGTTCAATACCACGATCAGAAAGTGCGTGGAGCAGATCGATCAAAATACGGGAGAAGTAGTAAACAAATTCAACTCCCTGACAGAAGCAGCAATGGCGGTAGGACTGTCTATCTCGGCAATTAGCACAGCTATTTCGTCCAACCGAACTAGGCGGGGTTTCTTTTACAGATACGTCTGAGCTTCCGGATGATCTGGATGTCTTGTCAACATGTAGGCGCGGTTCTTGTTCCCGGTGTCCTCGTGCCCGAAGATGTCCACCCTCCGACGATCTCCTTGTTGGTGCGGTACACCCTCACATCATGTACCGGTTGAACGGCCTGCCCGTGCCGCACATGCCGCCGCAACTGGAGGAACGTCTGCGGCACATGTTCTGCCAGATCCAGGTGCCCTTCCTGAAGCACGCGCCGCCCGAACGCAAGAACTTCCTGTCTTACGCGTACGTGTTACACAAGTTCATGCAGCTCCTCGAGAAAGACGAGTACCTGCCGTCCTTCCCGCTCCTCAAGAGCCGCGAGAAGTTACACAATCAGGACGTCGTGTGGCGAGGAGCTGGAGTGGGAGTTTTACAAGAGCATCTGACAAATTCCATACCGATATCAAAGACGGAATAGTTTTACATATTACAGCGGTTACACTCGGTAAAATTGATTTTGAAACCACTTGATTCAGTGTTGGATTCATTCTGAGAGTGGGCTCTTTCAAAGAGCTGAACTTTTTCCAGTACCTTTATCCAGGGTTTCGTCATCCTTTACCTCG